TACGCCTAGACGTGCCGCGTTGGAGATTGCGTTTTCCTCTGCGTGTTGAGCTGGACAAAGTTCCATGTGAGTACCTGAGGCATAGCCTAGGAGTTTGCGCGGACATTCGTCTTTGCAGTGAGGTATTCCACGTGGAGGTCCGTTGTAGCCTGTTGAGATGATTGAGTTATCTCGGACTAAGATTGCACCTATTTGACGTGAGAGGCAAGGTGACTTGGTTGACACAGAACGGCAGATGTCGAGGAAGTAAGGGTCCCACCTATCACGTGAATCTTCATAAATAGTTGGTTTATCTGGTATTTTGAAGAATTTACTGAAGTCATCATCTTTCATTAGTAAACATCTCCTTCGCTTAGTTCAACTTTTAACTTATCATAGATGAACTGCGCGTAATGAGCTACTTTGATAATGTCGCGGAGTGCTTCTTTGGTTCCTCTAACATTTGAACCTCTGCGATTGTAGTAACGTTGAATGTTAGTCCAACAGTCTTCGGTTGTAAATAAGTCAATTTGCTCAGTGCCTTCTTCAGAACCGTATTGTTCAAGTGTGTAGCGTTCTATGTGATCTAGTACTTGATCATTGAACCTATCCCATTGCCTTATTCTATTGTACATTTAGTCCCTCCAAAAGTCCGTTTAAAAATTTTACAGACTAATTGTGGCAGCCAGTGATTGCACTGCCACAAAAAGTTAGTTTCTCCTTTATATTTCAAGAAGTTCTAGTATATTTCTGTGTATGATAAATACTTTATGAATCCTCTCACTTATACTCCTTAACTCATTTGCAACTGGAACTAACTCTGTTTCAGCGACTGGTTCTTTAGAATCATCATCAACATTATAAGCAGTCATTACTGGGCTTAGTTTAGACAATAATTCTTTATTGATAGCTTCTAATCCCTCTAACTCACCATATAAACTACCAAACCAAGTATTAACCTGTCTTTCACGTTCTTTGCTATTACTCATCTTTCCCCTCCAAAGTTTGTTTAAAATTTGAACAAACTTAATTGACAACTTAGATCAAGCATGGCTCACCTGCTATCCCACACGTGCTGAGCAGTATGTTTTGCCATGCTGTGTTTCTAAGTTGTCAAAATGTTAACAAACTTAATGCGGTAGCCAGTAGGTGCACTACCGCACTAGTTGGTTAGGTAACAACTACCCACTCATCTGAGAATAGTTCAATCATCGTTTCTTTCCAAGGAACCTTTCCATACCCACTCTCAACATAGAGATAGGGCGCAGTCATCTTACTGTGCTCATCTGGATACTGAGCTTTAATGATAACTTCCATGGACCAGTGTGGAAGTCTCATCCCTTTGCCTTCTTTAACTTCCTCAAACGCTTTTCCAAAAGTCATTTTTAGCCTCTCTTAAATATTATCTTGGCAAGTCCGGCTTTGCTCGATATTTAATAAGCGTACTATGGTAGCACGTCGAGTTGTTTTCAGCCGGTAGTCCATTGAACCATCTTGCCAAGTGGTTAACTACCTACCAGTTACATACTTGGAAACCGAGTTCTGATCTCCGTATTCGTCAGACTTTTTCAGCCCAAGAATAACCCAGCCTTCAAGACCAATGAGATCTTCTTCCCAGTCAAAGGGACGGGAGTAGTCAAGGTCGAACGCAGTGGCGAACTTCCTGAAATCCCTAAGTGCAGATGCGGACTGCTTTGCATCTAATTTATCTCTATCTACCAGGTCCCAGAAGAATCCGGAGAACTCGGTGACGAGAGGATCTGCGGGAACGTCAAAGACTGGACTGTACCACTGGCAGTCGTTCTTGTCACTAACACCAGCCCTAACACCGACGATTCTTGCTTTTACTTCACTACCACGCGGAAGAATTTTTGGTTCAGGTGCATCTTTTATTTCTTGTTCCATGTCACTGTAGTCTGCTATTGCCATCTTTAAATCTCCTTAAATGAACTACATTTGAAGTTAACTTCCCTTTTCCTCTGCCGTTTTAAGATTCATCACCTCCTTTTTGTGTTAATTAGTCCGTTAATATTTTATACGAACTCCATGGTTAGACTGACCCGTCTTTAAACAGTCACCAGATACACAGTTTCCCATATAGTCAACTTGTATAGGTCCACATCCTTCACATAGTACAAGACCAAAAAATCCATTCTTGTTGTCATTTCTTGTACTAAACCCAACAAAGTCATTTGCCCAACCATAGCCAGGTGCTAATTCCTCAGTGCAAGCTCTGCAAAAATCAGCCATTGCTAAACTCCAGTTTAGGTTTATCCTCCCAATTAAGCCCTGCTTTTTTGAGCAGCTTCTTAATATTAGGTTCTTCGACTGCGTCTAGTTTGCCATTACCTTTAAGGCGAGACCTGGCAATGTAGGTTCCAAGAGAGTCAATCAGCATCTCGCGTTTTGGAGTGTGGCCGCGTCCGTCTTTGCCAGTTAGCACGTAGATTTCATCAAACAGCAGCGGGATGGTGACTACAGCCTGCCCAGTTGTGTGAAAGCGATAGTTGATTTCTTCATTAACTATCCCTGTCTTAGAGTCAATGCGGATAGTCTTGCGGTTTTCTTTTAAATGGCCAGTTAAGATAAAGTCACAAGGCAAACGCATTAGTTTTTTAATGTAGTTAGTCATGTGGATTTTCTGTGGCATGTAGTCATGACGGTGCTGAGGAGCTTCTCCTGCACGGCCCTTGGAGGCTAAGCCATAAGACATAACCGCGTCTCCCCAGGTGGTTGCGGAGTCTAGGCAATAAGTGCCGAACTTTTCAAAGTAACCTATTGTAAAGCGAATGTCTATGGCTTTCATCCACTTGGCAAATCTATCAGGTGAGAATGGATCGTCCGCTTCCCACTGTGTGTCGGCTACTATGTCGCCATTCTTTATTTCAGCAAGTAAACCTTTAGTTCCTCCAGGATCAAATGAGTCTATGTGAATAGGTTTACGAGCAGTTTTGAGCAGGTAAGTTTTGCCTGAGTTAGTTTCCCCAGTAACTAATGCAGAGAAACGTTTTTGTAGCTGATCGCCTTCGTAGTATTCTTTGACTCTTTGTAGTTCATTCATATAATCATAGGCCATTCTTATTCTCCTTATCTTCACAAGCATCACACGGTAAGTGAAATGAACTAGTTTTGTCCTCAAACTCTTCATCACCTAACAAACGATAGGCTTTTTCAAGCATAGGTATTATCTTGTGGGCTAATACTAAAAGTCTTTCTAACTCAATTTTAGTCATTACTTCCCCATTCTAAGTTCATCTTGTTTGTAGTATCCATCGCTGAAGGGTCCCAGAACTCGCGTTTGAAACCTATAGGAGCTTCTCCACAACGTTGAAGAGGGTTGGTCCAAGATAAGCAAAAGTCATGATAAGGGCAGCCTCGATAGTTAGTACAAGACTTAGGATTCATGTGGAAAGAGTTTAGTACAGTATGATCGTCAGAGCAACTCATTAGACGGTTCATGTCCCTGTCAAGGTCAGTTAAGATGTCTAATACATTCCAAAGCCAGACGTTCATTTGTTCAGGAGTTTTGAAGGCAGGTACTCGCCGGAGTGTAGCATGGTTGCCAGCTGGACGGTTTTTAGATCCGCGCTTTAGATGTGCAAATCCACAGCCGCAGAATTCTATACCTAACACTTGATCCATAGGAAAGAGGCAATAAAGACAGTGAGTGTAAGTACCATTTTGAATACCTAAATGAAATGCCTCTGCCCATTGGTAGCCGTTTATGTAGCGTTCGGAGGTAGTCTTATGATCCCATGAAAAGATCATGCCGTCTTCCTTGCGCCGCATTATAGAGTCCATTCGATAGTATAGAACTTGCGTGTCTGACACAGGGACGGTTCCTGAGATCTCAGTCATCTTGCATCCGTCTATTTCAACAACTTCATTTTCAACCAGGTCTAGGGATTTTTCTTCTTTGAATTTAATTAGTGCTGTTACTACACCTAATGGGTCTTTAGGTGTGTAGATATTGTCTGTCTCCGGGTCGAAGACTTCTCGGTATTTAGTAATGAACTTCTCATAAGCTCCAGCCACGTCGTCGTAGCCGTGGAGAAGTTGATATTCCCTAGCCTCATGCCAGCAGGTTCCGAAGTGCAGATCATGAGCAGGCA